GTGGCCCTACGGTTTGACTCTTACTCTGATGCTCGCGACGTAGAACACACAGCCGCAAGATTGTTCCCAGAATCACGGGGCGGTTATCGAAGAAACGGGGACTACTTTTCTTGGTTTGGCAAAGACAACGGACGAAGTGCATACCGCCCGTACTTTATAAGTTTTCGGGACGAAAACTCGTTAACTTTTGTATTACTGGCTGCAGGCTTGACACCAAAATAACAATATGCTACAATACACACTTGTTCAACAAAGAGGTGTGTTATGAAAGCGTCTAATTTTGTTGCAAAGTATTCCTCTGCTAACAAGTCTCGTGCCATAGTGCCCTACGACAAAGTCAAAGCAACGGAAAAATGGGTGGAGTATGCACTGGACATTGCAGACATGTCTAAACTGCTGATGAGCTCAGACTTCAACACCAAATGGAAAATTGCTGCCGCACTTGAGGTAGCGGAACGCAAAAAGGCATATATGTACAAGCACAAAAATTTTGACATCAACCGTGCCGCACGTCTTTTTGACCTCGTAAAAAACTTGCCCAAAAATAAGTAAGGACTAACATGACTGCAATTGCTTACAAACTCAAACCTCTCAATCCCAAAAGTGCCGACACCAAATACGTGGGGTCAGAACCCATGTGGAGGGCACAGCCCACAGAGGATCGCTTTGCCACGCTGACCCGTGCGTTTAACTGGTATGGCTATTTTTATGGCAAGAAAGAAGCCAAGGAGTTCTTGGCCGTGTATTTGGACGCACACGATCGTCCAAAAGATGCACGTAAGATTCGTACCATGCCTGACAGCCAGGTGCGTATGACCGCAGGTTGGTTATGCCGCATGGCCATGATGGGATTGCAGTTAGATGAACACGAGCAGATCAAACTGGACAATTTAATTGCTGAACTGCTGGCAGTTAAAGAACAAGAAGTAGCAGAAGTTCAGGACGAATCTGCACCTGCTCGACCTAATATCCAGGACCGACTGCGTGAAAAAGTGTCGGAATGCCTGGGTGAGCTAGATGGTCAGTTTGACGAATTCATTGCCGCAGGTGCCAAGCTCACTGCTGACTACAAACCTGTGAGCCTGATGCGGTCAATGAACATTGCCCCGCAAATGGTGTCTGAAATTCGTGACGTTTGGGCTCGCAAATTGATTGAGTTTGAAGAGGTTGTAGCAGGCCGAGACGCTGACTTGGTCAAAGCCTACGACTACATGACCAAGACCCAACTCAAACAATGTGTCAAGTTCTGTGAACTGGTGCTCACAGACTGTGGTGCCTATGTGCAGATCAAGAAAGTGGAACGCAAGCCACGCAAGATCAAGCCTGTGAGCCCAGAAAAGAAAGCGGCCAAGTTCAAAATATGTGCAGAGTTTGCTGAACTCAAACTCAAGTCGTTGCCCGCCGCACAACTTGTGGACAAGTCAGAAGCATGGTTGTACGACACCAAAAAGCGTAAACTGATCCACATTGTTGCAGATGAGTATACCAAGACGTTTACCATCAAGAACAATGCTGTGATTGGTTTCAATACTGTAGAAACCCTGCAGAAAACTGTTCGCAAGCCAGCAGAAACTATCAAGGCGTTGAGTGCCGCAGGCAAGCCGGCCGCTCGCAAGATCTTCAAAGACCTTACCACCACTGAAACAGCGTGGAATGCTCGGGGCACAGAAAACTTGATAATTCTGCGTAGTTGGTAAGCTAAATACAGGGACCCGGAGTCCCTGTATGGCACAAGAGCAAGATACCCTAACCACACTGAAGCAAAATCTAATTGAATACGTCCAGCTACAATTGGGCGGGGAGATCATTGATCTTGAGCTAGATCCTGCACACTACGAAGCAGCCTATCAAAAGACCATTGGCACTTATCGTCAACGTGCTCAAAACGCTTACGAAGAAAGTTATAGTTTCTTTACTCTGGTCAAGGATCAAAGCATTTATACACTGCCTCAAGAAGTTATCAGTGTACGTCAGTGTTTTCGTAGAACCTTTGGTGACGCCACAGGTCCTTTTGCATCAAACTTTGACCCTTTTGCACAGTCCAGTTTGCAAGTTTATCTGATGAACTTCAACGTTGCTGGCGGACTTGCTACCTACGATTTCTACACACAATACACTGAACTCTCGGCTCGTATGTTCGGTGGCTACTTCAACTACACATTTAACCCTGTGACCAAAAAATTGCAGTTGATGCGTGATCCAAAAGGCACCGGTGAAGCTGTACTAATTTGGACCTATAATCTAAAACCCGAAGTAAATTTATTGAGCGATTTTCAAATCCAGCAGTGGATCAAAGACTACATGGTTGCTAACTGCAAAATGATCATCGGTGAAGCTCGTGAAAAATTTGGGCAGATTGCCGGACCACAGGGCGGCGGCACCCTAAACGGCACTGCCATGAAGTCAGAAGCACAGACACAAATGGACTCGTTGATCACTCAATTGGCAAACTACGTGGATGCAAGTCAGCCACTTACGTTCGTTATAGGTTAACAAAACACAAAAATTCTGTTACAATGTCCACATGGACTTGATGATAGATCTTGAAGGACTGGGCACTGCACCCGAAGCAACAATCCTTACCATTGCCGCACAGGGGTTTGAACCAATGGGATCGGGTTATTACAAAGACAAATTCTACTATGCTAGAGTTACGTTGGAAAGCCAAGAAAACCGCAACATCGACCAAGGCACCATTGAATGGTGGGCCACGCAACCTGCTGTAGTCCGCGAAGAAGCGTTCAATGAACAAGACCGCATTCCTTTGGAGCAGGCCCTGGAAGAACTGGCTAAATTAATATGGCATTCAAATCGTGTGTGGGCTCAAGGCCCAACTTATGACATGACCATATTGGAGCACGCCTACAAAAGCTACAACAAAACCCTGCCTTGGCAATACTACAAAGTACGCGACAGCCGTACACTGTTGAGTTTATGGCCTGATGTGGAAGCACCTCCGGCTAGTCACCACGCACTGGAAGATTGCCGTAGACAAATTGGTATGTTACAACGCACCCTTTCGCATCTTAAGGTCACAGGATTAAAATAATGTATCTTGTTCAATCAACACATGATCATGCTGAAAATTTAACCGGGGTTGATCGAGTTTTTGCATTGGATTTGTGGGAACCAGTTAGTGTGCCAAAGTCAACATTTTTACTAAACTCATCGCTAACTGAAAAAAAAATTCCATTAACATTGATTTTAAATAGTTGGGCTAGACATTTGCCAGTGCCCGATTGCGATGTATTATATGTGGATTATTTTTTGTGGAGAACATACAATGAAATTGTAAACCGCAAAAAAAGTCAAGTGAATCCAGTTTGGAATTATAATAGTAAACAGTTTTTGTGTTTAACTGGCAAACCACAAAAAATAAATCGCATAGGGCTTCTGCATTTATTACACACTAGAAATCTGTCTAAGAATGCAGTAACAAGTCTATTTGTTCACTCTGGTAATAGACATGAAACCCGCAGTATTTTATCACATCTAAGCGATGAAGAGTTTGATAATTTTGTAGCAAATTATAACCACAGCCCGGACAATCCAGCAATCACAGTTCAAAAACGCAGTATCCATTATGGTGGCATACCTTACAGTGTTGAGTTGTTTGCTAAAACCAAGTTTCGCGTGATTTCAGAAACAAATATGCATTTAAAGCCGGCATGGATTACAGAAAAGACCTGGATTACAATTTTAAATCGCCAACCATTTTTGATAGCAGGTGATTACGGCACATGTGCAAAACTTTCTGCAATGGGATTCAAAACATTTGATGAATACTTAATAACACCTTATGATCACAAAGCCCACCCGAAACAGCGTTTAGAAGCAATGTGCAACAACATTACACACTGGCTAAATGATGGCTTGCCACAAGATTTAGTAGCCAACGATGTAGAGCATAACTATCAACAGTTGATCAAGTTAGCTAACAAAAACAAAACAACCATTGAAGACTATTTAACAAAAGTTAATATTGTAGCAACTGTTGATGATATAATATCAACTCTTGATGACATTACTAATACCTAAGAGAAATTTATGATCATTGGCATTTGCGGATTTATTGGTTCAGGAAAAGATACCGTTGCAGACTACCTGGTGAATTTTCACGAATACAGACGTGAAAGTTTTGCCAACAGTTTAAAGGATGCTGTAGCCCAGGTATTTGGCTGGGACAGAACCATGCTAGAAGGCCGAACAGCACAGGCCCGTGAATGGCGTGAGCAAGTAGATCCATGGTGGGCAGAACGGCTCAAAATGCCAAATCTTACTCCGCGTTGGATCCTGCAATACTGGGGTACAGATGTATGTCGCAAAACTTTTCACGATGATATCTGGATTGCATCCTTGGAAAACAAACTACGCAACAGTCGTGATGACATTGTTATTTCGGACTGCAGATTTCCCAACGAGATCAAATCAATACGTCGTGCCGGCGGAATGGTTGTGCGTGTGGTACGCGGCCCCGAACCCGACTGGTACGAACATGCTGTGAACTATAACGCTGGCCCCAAACGTGTGGGCTGGAGCATTGGCAAAGACGCTCTGGCTAGATACGGTGTTCACCCCAGCGAATACTCCTGGGTTGGTACAAAATTTGACACAGTGCTAGACAACAACAGCACACTGGACCACCTGTATCAACAGGTCAAGAATCTGGTTGCAAGTCCCCAGGTCGCCAAGTAGAATCTGTTTTTTTAAGTAGTTCAACGCAGTTAAGGCAAACTGTCTTTAAGTTTCTTAATTCGCAATTGTTTAAATTGCTGTCAACGTGAACTACCAACAGCTGAGATAAAAATCTAGCTTTGAACCCGCATTTATCACATGCGGGTTTTTTCTTGTAACCAGCAGTTTGCCATCGTGGCACGGGCGGTTTGATCTTTTTGTCGCGACGTATGCACACTTCGCATCTTGTGCGATAGTGCGTTGCATTTTCTTTGATATAGTTTACCGCACTGTATCGCACTCCACAGGCTTTGCAAAAGGGTCTGTTCACTGATTATTTATTGCGAACCTTTGCAAAGGGAAACCAAACGACTGGTTTTTTAAGTCCTACAATAAATATTAGAACTTGAAAAGGATCTCACCATGGCTTTAGTATCACCCGGCGTAGAAGTAACAGTAATCGACGAAAGTCAATATATCCCATCCGCAGTCAACACAGTACCTTACTTTTTGATTGCCACAGCTCAGGACAAAGTAAGCGGTTCTGGTGTTGGAGTAGCAGCTGGCACTTTGCAAGCCAATGCGAATAAAACGTATTTAATTACCAGCCAACGGGATTTAACTGCTACGTTTGGTGTACCGTTTTTCTATTCAACAACCACAGGTACTCCAATCAACGGTTACGAACTCAATGAGTACGGATTGCTGGCAGCATACAGTTCTTTGGGAATCAGCAATAGAGCCTATGTCCAACGTGCAGATATTGATCTAACAGAACTTACTGCAAGTTTAACCAGACCAACTGGAGACGCAGCCAACGGAACTTATTGGTTAGATACTTCAACATCTACCTGGGGAATACAAGAATGGAATGCTTCTACTGGTGTATTCACTGTACAGACTCCAATAGTCATAACTGACACCGATGATTTAGTAAACTACGATGGAGGCGATTATACACCATTGGATACTATCGGAAGCATTGGAGATTATGCGGTAGTAGCAGTACAGCCTGGTGCCAGCACTGATCCTCACATGCCAGGATACTACAAAAATAGTTCCAACGAATGGGTAATAATTGGTAGCCAGGATTGGCAAGTAGCATGGCCCACAGTCACAGGCACAGCAGCTCCTACTTCGTTGACCTCTGGCAGTCAAATTAGCATCAACGACACTGAAGTGGCTGTGGGTGCTGGTGGTACTGCGTTGACCGTGGCCGGTCTTGCGACAGCTATCAACAATGCAGCAATCACTGGCGTAACCGCAGCGGCTGTTGGCGGCAAATTGTATCTCTACGCCGATTCAACTGCTACCAATGACGGAAGCACTGCTTCTGGTGGTGTAGTTTCTATTCAGGCAGGAGCAACCGGCGGAACTGCATTGCTTGCAGCCCTGGGCATCACTGCCAAAGAGTACTTTGCTCCAATTTATTTCCCCGGCTACAGCTATCAAGCACCACGTTGGGGCAGCACACAAACTCAACCACGTCCCACAGGATCTGTTTGGCAAAACATCAGTCCTGTAAACAACGGAATGAGTTTAAAAATCAAAGTGTATGACACAGCTCTTGCTTCTTGGGTGGCACAGACCACTAACATATACTCTGGTTTGAGTACTGCAACCTATGGGTTGGATCCCAGCGGCGGCGGCAAAAATATCCCAGTGGGCACCACAGTGGGAATTTACAATGCCAACTTTATTTTGCCTGGCAACACACCAAACACTACTTTTGGATTCAAGCTTGAGAAAAAAGTAGCAATTGGTCAAACTGTTGTCACAGGTACTACTACTAATCCTACATTTACCAATGGAAATACTTTTGACATTCTTGCTACCGCAGCAGGATCCAGTACGTTTTCAACTCCGGTGTTGGCTACAATCAACGGAACCACAGCAGCTGACTTTGTTGCTGCCGTCAGTGCAGCCGGTGTGCCATATGTTTCCGCCTCTGTAAGCAGTGCCGGGCAGATAGTGTTTACTCACAGTCAAGGTGGATCCATTGGGTTAGCATCAGTTTCAGGAAGCCCGATTGCCGCAGCAGGATTCACTGATTCTACTCCGTTGGTACAACCAGCATCTTTGATTTCAGGATTGCTGTTGCTAAGTAATTTTGTCGATGAGCCTGAGTTTGCGTACACAGCCAGCGACACAGCCCCGGATCAAGATCCAGCCGATGGACGTTTGTGGTATTACAGTTCTGCTACACAAGCAGACATTATGATTCAAGACAACGGATCTTGGCAAGGCTATCAAAACGTCAGCAACGATGTTAGAGGTTTTGATCTAACTGCAACCAATGCTACTGGACCAATTTTTGCAGCCACAGCACCAACTACTCAAACTGATGTGGCAGAAAGTCCATTGGTGTACGGAGATCTATGGATTGACACTAGTGATCTTGAAAACTATCCATTGATGTATCGTTGGGAACCAGTGAGTGGTGTAGACCAGTGGGTATTGATCAACACCACCGATCAAGTGACACAAAATGGTATTTTGTTTGCTGACGCACGTTGGGCACCAAACGGCACCACAGATCCTATCGTAGATCCAATCCCCCCAATTGCAAGCGGAGCAACTCCATTGATTACCAGCGATTATTTGGATCTTGACGCACCGGACCCAGCTCTGTTTCCACAAGGCATGTTGCTGTGGAACAC